CCGAGACCGAGGAGCCGGTCGAGACCCAGGCCGCTCCCTCGCCGGCCGCGACGGACGAGCCGAAGCAGATCCCGCTCTTCGCGCCGCCGCCGTTCGACGCCGACTCGGCGCTCCACGAGATCGCGCTCAAGAACCGCGACATGGCGACCGCCCGGGCGGCCTACGAAGAGTCGAAGGGCGAGACGGCGCGCCTGAAGAAGGAATGGGAGCTCGAGGCGAAGTCGCTCGAGGACCTGATCATGACGTTCGAAGACCGGCGGCGTGACGCTGACCGCCGCGGTGCCCCGCGCCTGGTCGCCACTCTCGTCAAGGGCGCGGCGACCGCGGCGCCGGAGGATGCCGCGCCGCAGGTCAACCCCGAGGCGGTGAAGCCCGGGTGCCTCTTCGAGCGCGAGACCGGGAAGCCGTGCCCCATCTGCCGCGACAGAAAGCCCGGCCTCGTGGCGACCGACGTCCGCAATCCGATGCATCCCGATCACGGCTACATCGCCGGCGAGCTCGCGAAGGACGAGGCCGTGCAGCGGCAGCTCCTCGAGGCCGGCGTGCACCTGGACCTCCAGGATGTTGAGGACCTGTCGCTGGGTGACCAGGAGCGCGACGAGATCCTCGCCTGGGCGTCGGCCGTCGTGCTCGCGCGGACGGCGGACTCCAGCGTGACCGTGCCCGTTCGGCCGGCGGCGCTGGGCACGCCACACGAGGCCGCCGCGGCCGAGGGCAGCAGCCAGGCCTGCCGGGTGTGCGGCATCGCCCTGTGGAACACCACCGATCGCGACGAGGCCGGGCAGGACTTCTACCCGGCCGGCGCCCTGGTGGGCACCGACTGTGAGGGCGAGCCGCCGCAGGAGGAGGCCCGACCAGTCGCCAAGCGCGGCTCGAAGAAGGGCCGCAAGAAGCACGAGCCCGAGAAGATCGCCGCCGAGCAGCGGAGGGTCGCGCCGATCGACGTCCCGGACGTCGTCGACGTGCCGCCGGCGGCGCCGGAGGCTCAGACATCAGAGCTGCCGCCCGCGGCGTAGCGAGCGGACCCTCGACACAACAGGCCCGGACGATCCCAGCCGTCCGGGACCGACGAAAGGAACGGACACGAGATGGCCACCAACGAATTTCGGATGCTGCCACTCAGCGCGCTCCAGGAGAGCCCGCTCAACCCGAGGCAGCACTTCGACGCGACCGCGCTGCACGAGCTCACCGAGAGCATCAAGACCAAGGGCGTCCTGGTGCCGCTCCTCGTGCGCCCCGTCAACGGGCACTTCGAGATCGTCGCCGGCGCCCGCCGGTACCGCGCGGCGCAGGCCGCGGCGCTGACCGACGTGCCGACCCTCGTCCGGGAGCTCGACGACCTGCAGGCGCTCGAGGCCGCGACGATTGAGAACCTGCAGCGCGCCGACGTCCACCCACTCGACGAGGCGCTCGGCTACCAGGCCCTGATGACCCGCGCGCACTACGAGCCGGAGACCATCGCCGCGAAGGTGGGCAAGTCGATCAGCTACGTGTACCAGCGCCTGCAGCTGCTGAAGCTGATCGAGCCGCTCCGCACGCTGTTCCTCGAGGACGAGATGACCGCCGGCCACGCGGTGGAACTCGCGCGCCTCACCGCGACTGACCAAGAGCAACTCCTGAACGAAGGCCACAGCGAGAGCCTCTTCGAGTACTCGTGGGACGGCAAGCGCAACCAGCGAGTGGGCGTCATCAACGTCCGCGCGCTGCGCCACCTGATTCAGCGGACCTTCCATCTCGACCTCGCCCGGGCCCCGTGGCGCCTCGAGGACGCGGACCTGGTGGACAGCGCCGGGTCGTGCGTGGCCTGCCCCAAGCGCGCCGGCGCCAATCCGGCGCTCTTCCCGGACATCGAGAAGGCGAACACCTGCACCGACCCGACCTGCTACGCGCTGAAGCAGCACCGCACGGCTGAGCAGAAGCAGGCGCAGCTCGCCGCGAAGGGCGAGAAGACCGTGTTGATCTCGGAGGCCGACGCGTACAGCGGCAACGACGCCAAGCGGCTCGCCGCCGCGGGCATCCTGCCCCACAACGAATACAGCACCAGTCGAGCCGACACGGGGTGGCGCGACGCCGGAAAGCAGAAGTGCCCGCATCTGGCCAAGGGCATCGTCGCCGACGGCCGCGAGATCGGCACCGTGAAGGTCGTCTGCACGGCGCCAGGCTCGTGTCCCGTGCACGCCAAACGACTGAACGAGCACACGGGCTCAGCCCAGAGCAGCGCCGCCTACAAGAAGCAGCAGCGCGAGCAGAAGATCCGGGCGGCCACCCGGCGACAGACGCTCGAGGCCATCGTGTCGAAGGTTTCGGTCCCGATGGCGGTCGACGATCTTCGCGCGGTCATCCTCCAGATCTTCACTCGACTGTACAACCCTCAGGACCGCGACCTGGTCAAGGCGCTCGGCTGGCTCCCCGAGGCGAAGAAGGGCAAGCGCCCCGACCACGACAAGGCGTTTCGGGCGAATGTGGCGGGCCTCGCCGATGGCGCCGCCCTGTGGCGGCTGGCGATCCGCACGATGCTCTGGCCCGATGCCCAGGTCGGGCCCGACTACGGCGCTCAGGGTGGCGGCCGCCTCGAGGAATTCGCCAAGCGCTACAAGGTCGACGCCGCGGCCATCGAGCGCGGGGTGCGCGCCGAGGAGAAGGCCAAAGCCGCCGAAAAGGGCAAGAAGGCGAAGAGCCGGGCAGCGAAGCCAACGCCGCTCGCGAAGGCCGCCGCGCGGACGAAGCGCGGCACGTGCCGGGTCTGCGGATGCACGGACGATCACGCCTGTCCGAACGGGTGTTTCTGGCTGGACCAGAGCGAGACGCTGTGCAGCACCTGCGGCACCGTCGATGCGGACGGACGGGCGGTCGAAAAATCGTCCACCCCGGCGAAGAAGCCGGCGACGAAGAAGGCCGGCAAGAAGCGGTAGGCCAGAGTCCAGGAACCAGAACTGCCCCCACGAGAGGACCGACGATGCACCTGAACACCTACATCATCCGCCTGGCGGTCGACGAGCTCGAGCGGCACGCCGGCGAGACGACCGCGCTGGCTGCGCAGTTGAAGACCCTGCTGCCGTCGACGGTTGCGCCACCGAAGGTGCAGCCGACGGCTGCAGCGCCTGCAGCGAAGCCGCGCAAGACGGCCGAAAAGTCTGCCCCCCCCCGGAACTTCCGTGGAGCCGCGCGTGAGGACGGCCCGCGTGACTGACGACGCCATCGTCGCGGCCGCAGCCGGCCTGACGGCCAGCGAGATCGGCGCCAAGGTGGGCCAGCCGACGGAGAACGTCTGGTACCGGCTCCAGCGCCTCGTCAAGGAGAACCGCCTGACGGTGGGCGGCGACAAGAAATACCGACGCGTGGTTGCAGCCGCGGCGCCGGTGAACTGAGCGCTGACATGGTCCAAGGCCTCCTGCCGCTCGAGCCGCCGACCGATCCCCTCCCGCCCTACAGCGGGAAGACGGCGGTGGCGCGCGCGTGCTCGCGGGAGGCCTCGGTCAAGGCGGTCCAGTTCAAGGAGACCCAGGAGGCGCGCGTTTTGTGGTGGTGGGTCAGCCGCGGGCTCTACGGCGGGACGGACCCGGAGTGCGAGGCCAGCACGGGCGTCTGTCGCGCCAGCCTCTGCCAGCGGCGCGCCGCGCTCATCAGCAAGGGCTCGCTCGTCGCGAAGGGCGAGCTGGTGCGGCAGGGCCGACTGCCGGCCAACACGGTGACGACGCGGATCCACGGCTCGGGCACCAGTGCGCGGCGGTGCGCGGTGTTCGTGGCCACCGAGGTGCTCCAGGCACAGGAGGGCGGGCTGTGATGACACACGACGGAACGCGGCCGGACGCATGGCGGGAAGGCGGATCGACGAGTGATACGACCCCGGCGGAGGTGCCCCAGTGGGCGCAGGCGCAGTCGGACAGGCTGTTGATGGAGTTGGCGCAGCAGTCCACAACCATGCGGGACGCTCTCGCAGCCGCCCTCGTGGCCGCCGCCGAGCGGGGACGACCAGAGACCCGGTGGTTCCCGATTCAGGCGAACGGACACACGCCCCACCCGATGCGAGTGCCGTGGTCGGTCGCGGAGAGGGCCTATTCGGTCTACGCCGCCCGTTATGGCACCGACCAGACACTCGAACGGCTGGCCGAGCGCGGCGGGTTCGGGGCCTACGAGATGGACATATTCCTTCCCTTCTGGCGGAAGGAAGTCGACGCATTGGCACAGGCCGAGGTCCAGGTCGCGGCGCTCAACACCGAGAACGATCGCCTGCACGCGATGCTGGCCAGGGAGGCGCGCGAACACGATGAGCGGCTCTCGGCGCTCACGGCCGAACTGGCTGATTGCCGCACGATGCGCCTGGCGATGGACGTGCAGCAGCGCGCGCTTGGCATTGCGACTGACCATGCCGGCCACTTCCGAAACGTGCGAGCCGAGCGGGCTGAGTACGACCTCGCGGCGATGAGGGACCAGGTGGCCGAGTATCAGCGGCGCGAGGAAGCGACGGGGCTTGGCGTGGACAGGCTGCGGGCGCTGGTCGAGACGCTCAAGGCTGACCTCACCACGATGGTGGCGCAGCCGCTCGTTCTCGATGCCATGAGCGACGAGGACATCCGGCAGGTCGCGGAGATCAACGCGCGGGCGAAGGAGACGAAGTAAATGCCTGGACCAGACTACACGCTGCCGCCAGACCCAGAGCAGACCGAACGCCTCAAGCGGGCATTCGGACCCGCGTCGAACTCCGCCGAGTGGGAACGCCTGACGGCCCAGGTCGCGGAGCTCACCGATAAGCGACTCGAATACGCGGAACTTGTCAGGCGGATGGTCACGCTGTGTGATGCGCCCGACAACATGCCGGCGATCGACGCTGTAAAGGCACTCAGGAAGGAGCGAGACGAGGCGTTGTCGAAGGTGCCCACGGAAGCCCCTCCCGGAACGTCAGTCGGTCCTGAACGCTTGTTGCTGAACGCCTACGGACGGCGCTGTTACGACGCGGGACGCGAGGTGTCAGGGGCCGCGCTCGCGGCGGCACGGGCGGCGCTGGCGGAGGTGCATCGACTGGCGCAGGAGATTCGGGAGAGTCCGGCCAGCATGGACATCGAGGACGTGGACCGGCTGATCGCACTGGACGAAGAGGCGGCGCGAGCCCTCGCCGCGACGGAGGCGAGATGAGAAATCGGTGCCTCGGTTCGCTGAGGTTTCCATCGAGCGGAAAGTCACCGGTCATAGCAGGGCCGTGCACTGTCTGCGGACGCATGTTCCGGCTGCGATGCGCGGGAACGTCGATTGCGCGGTGGCCCGTGCATCAAGATCGTCGCGCTGATAGGACTCCCCGGAAGAGAGTGGCGGCCCTCGCCGCGAAGGAGGCGCAGTGACGCGCTGGTGCAACTACTGCGGCAGGCCGTGCGGGGAGTGTTCGTGTTACGAGGACGAGGACCGCTTCGGTGTCTGCTACGAATGTCGTGACGGCTATCACGAGCGATGCGTCGGCTCTTGCTGCGACTGCTCGTGCGAGCCGCAGACGTATCCGGACCCGGCGGCGGAACAGGACGCGAGAGAAAACCGGGCGGAGGCGCAGTGAGCACCATCCACGTCCCAGACGTGCCTGGTCCGAGGAAGGCGCTGTGCTGGGCGCAGTCCGCGAACATGACGCGGTGCGACCGCGTGGAAGGCCACTCGGGCATGCACTCGTGGGAGGCCGAGGCCGCGCTCGACCAGATCCGCACCATTCGGATCGAAGTACAGGCCGACATGGAGACGTTGATCAAGCAGCGGGATGCGGCGCGGGCCAACGCCGACTTTCTGCGCGAGTCCGTCGGCGAATGCCACCTGATGATCTCGCGCAATACACCGGCGTTCCAGACTCGGCACGACTGGGACGCGACCACGCTGCCGTTCAGGGTTCGTACGCTCATCGCCGCACTGCAGGTCGCCGAGGCCCGGGCCGCTGCGCTCACGGCTGAACGGGACACGGCTGTCGTCAGCGAGTTGCAGTCCGTTGCCGCCGCGAAGTCAGAGGCCGAACAGGCCAGGGACGCGACCAGGTCCGTCGAGGTCTACGCCCACGAACTGAAGGCGGTGTGCGAGCGGCAGGCTGAGCAGATCACGGCTCTCCAGGCCGAGCGGGACGAGGCGCAGCGCATCGCGGGCCAGTGTGCGCTCATGGGTAAGCAGGCCGAGTCTGCTCTCGTGGCAGCACGGGAGGCACTGGCTCGGGAAACCGAGGCGTGCGCCCGTGTGGTGGAGACGCAGTATCGGCGCGACGGCAACCACATAGACAACGGGTTCAACCCGTCAGGCGCCAAGCGTCGGCTGACGGAGCGCATCGCGGCGGCTATCAGAGAGCGGGCGGCCCTCGCCACGAAGGAGCCGCTCCGGTGACGCTGGCCGCCGCCCTCACATCCTGGGCCCTCTGGGCGATCGCCACCTGGTGGACATTCCGCGTCTGGTGCCAACGCGCCGACGCGAGGGAGGAAACGATGGAATGCCAACGGTCGAAGCAGCTGCGCGAGTCCGGACGCGTCAAGACGACGGAGCAGTGGCTGCACGAGCACCGGGACCACGGCGACATCGAGGAGCAGCCGTACACCGCCAATCCGGGCGGGCAGGTGCGGGTGCTCGTCTGCGAGTGCGGCGCCGAGCTGCTGACGATGGCGAAGGGAGTGGCGGCGTGAAGACGTTCAAGGTCGGCGTCTTCGAGTTCCAACGCAAGCGACGCGTCGGCCTCACGGCGTACACCACCTGGTTCAGCACGGCGTGGAATGGCTGCTGCCTCCACCAGGTGGACGCGATAAACGGGACCGAAGCGAAGCGGCTGGCGATGACGCAGCATCGCGCGAAATGCATGAAGGGAGTCGCGGCGTGAAGCTGAAGCTCGGCGACGGCCTGGCGCTGCCGCTCGACGTGGTCACCGAAAAGCTCGCGTTCCTCGGGCGGACGGGCACCGGGAAGACCTACGCCGCCATGAAGCTCGCGGAGTTGATGCTCGAGGCCGGCGCCCAGGTTCTCGCGCTCGACGCGGTGGGGAAGTGGTACGGCCTCCGCGTCGACGGCGCCGGGCCCGGGTTTCCGATTCCCGTGTTCGGCGGCCTGAACGGCGACTTCCCCCTCGAGGCGACGGGCGGCAAGTTGATGGCGGAGGTCGTGACGGAGCGGGGCATCTCCGCCGTCCTCGACGTGAGCCAGTTCACGCATGGCGAGCAGACCCGGTTCGCCCTCGACTTCGCCACCCAGTTCTTCCAGCGCAAGAAGGCCTCGCCCTCCGCCGTGCACCTGGTGCTCGAGGAGTGCCAGGAGTTCGTGCCCCAGAACGCGATGCCCGGCGAGCAGGCGATGCTCTCCGCCTTCGAACGGCTCTGGAAGCTCGGGCGGAACTTCGGGGTCGGCGGAAGCCTCATCTCCCAGCGCCCCCAGGAGATCAACAAGAAGGCGCTGAACCAGACGGGCACCCTCTTCGTGTTCGGGATGACCGGCCCCCAGGAGCGCAAGGCGATCGAGTCGTGGGTCAGCGCCCAGGGCATCAACGAGGACATCGGCGAGGTCCTGCCCACGCTGCAGCAGGGTCAGCCACACGTCTGGAGCCCGACCTTCCTGGGCGTCTCGAAGACGGTCCGCATCGCCGAGAAGCGGACGGCGGACGTGTCCGCGACGCCGAAGTTCGGGGCCCGGGCGAAGGAGCGGCCACTGACGCCGATCGACGGCGAGCAGCTCCGCACCCAGATGGCCGCGACGATCGAACGGGCGAAGGCCGACGACCGGAAGGAGCTGCGGCAGCGCATCGTCGCCCTCGAGCGCGAGCTCCGCCAGACGAAGACGGCCGTACCCGCGCCGGCCGCGGCCGCGGACACCGCGAAGACGGACGCCCTCATCCAGGACCAGCTGCGCGACATCGTCCGGCTGCAGGGCCTGGCCGCCACGCACATCGACAAGCAGCTTGAGCTGCTGCAGCGGCACGCCCGCGAAGAAGCCGAGCGGTGGGAGCGCCTGGCCCGGAAGGCCGAGGAGTGGATCGCGACGTTTCGAGCCACGACCCGCGCGGCCGCGCAACCCGTCCGGGAGCCGCGGTCTGTCCCGACGCGGGCACCCGAGGCCGCCCGACGCGCCCCACACGTGGCTCCCCGAACCCGCGGTCAGGAGTCAGGGACCGACGCGGCGGTCTCGCCTGCCCAGCAGAAGATCCTCAACGGCCTGGCGTTCCTCGACGGGATCGGCGTCTCGCCGGCGGACAAGACGCAGCTCGCGCTGCTCGTCGGCGTCTCGCCCACGTCAGGTGGGTACTTCAACAACCTCGGGTCGCTCCGCTCCGCCGGACTGATTGACTACCCCGCCGGCGGCATGACGGCCGTCGAGCAGCAGACCGCCCACGTCCGGCGCCTCACCGACGACGTGGAGGCCGCATGACGCCCCGCGCCGCACGCACCCGCGCCTGCCGCGAGCAACACCGCGCGGCCGGTCGCTGCGCCAACTGCGGGCGCCCCTCCGAGCGCTTCTACCGCTGCCTCCGCTGCCGGCTCGGACACGCGGGACGGGCGAGGAGGGCCTCGTGACCCGCAAGCGCCACGTGGTGGCCGCCAAGGCGAAGGCGCGGCCGACGCAGACCCGGGCGGCCGCGAAGCCAGTCGCCATCGTGGTGAGGCCACCGAAACCCTTCGCCGACCTTTGCCATCCGAACGCCCGCGCGCAACGGGCTTTCCTGATCGCCTACGCGAAAACGGGCATCATCACGCTCGCGGCGGCCGCGGCCCGGGTGGACCGGCACTCGCACCTCAACTGGCTGGCCTACGATGGTCGGGGCGGAGAAGCCTACCGCCTCGCCTTCTCCGAGGCTGAGGAGATGGCGGCCGACGTGCTCGAAGCGGAGGCGCGCCGGCGCGCCGTGGAGGGCCTGGTCCGCTATCGCTTCGACAAGCAGGGGAATCCGCTCCTGCACCCGCTGACGAAGAAGCCCTACTACGAGCTGGAATACAGCGACGCGCTCCTGCAGCAGCAGCTCCGCGCGAACCGGCCGGAGAAGTACCGCGAGCGGCTGGAACACACCGGTAAGGACGGCGGGCCGATTCTGATCGAGCCCGTGGTGGAGAAGCTCCGCGCGCGCCTTGAAGCGCAGGCGTCTTCGACGCGGGAGCCGTCGAAGTGACGACGGACCTCGCAGCCCTGCGCACCGACCTGCTGCGCCTGACGCCGAGCGAGCGCGCGGCGGCGCTGGCCTCGCTGAGCGAGTCGGAAGCGCAGGCGCTGTATTACAACTGGCGCTTCTGGGCGCGGCCGGCGCAACTTCCCCCGCCGGGGCCGTGGACCGTCTGGGTGCTCATGCCCGGACGCGGGTACGGGAAGACCAGAGCCGGCGCCGAGTGGGTCATCGAGCAGGCGCAGACACCGGAGACGCGGATCGCGCTCGTGGCCAACATCCCCTCGGACGCGCGCGACGTGCTCATCGAGGGCGAGTCGGGCATCCTGCCGTATTCGCCGCCCTGGTTCCGCCCGCACTACGAGCCGTCGAAGCGGCGCCTGACCTGGCCGAACGGGTCGATCGCGCGCACGTTCTCGGCGCAGGTGCCCGACGAATTGCGCGGCCCCCAGCATCACAAGGCGTGGTGCGACGAGTTGTGCAAGTGGCGCAATCCGCAGGACACGTTCGACATGCTGATGTTCGGCCTGCGCCTCGGCGACAACCCGCAGGCCGTCATCACGACGACGCCGCGGCCCATCCCGACATTCAAGGCGATCCTCGCGGATGCGGCGACGGTCATCACGCGCGGGTCCACCTACGAGAACGCGGCAAACGTCGCGCCCGCGTTCCTGCGCCAGATTCTCAAAGCCTACGAGGGCACGAAACTCGGCCAGCAGGAGCTGCACGGGCAACTCGTCGAGCAGGTGGACGGGGCGCTGTGGACGCGCGACCTCATCGAGCGGGCGCGCGTGCGCTCGGCCCCGGCGTTGAAACGCATCGTGGTGGCGATCGACCCGGCCGCCACGAGCGGGGCCGATGCGGACGAGACGGGCATCGTCGTGGCGGGCATCGACGCGGCGGGCGAGGGCTACGTGCTCGACGACCTGAGCGGCCGCTACTCGCCGGACGGCTGGGCCTCGCGGGCGGTCGCCGCGGCGAATGCGCAGGGCGCGGACCGCATCATCGCCGAGGCCAACAACGGCGGCGAGATGGTGGAGTTCACGATCCGCACGGTGGACAAGAACGCGAGCTATCGCGCGGTCCATGCGAGCCGGGGGAAGCGCACGCGCGCGGAGCCCGTCGCCGCGCTCTACGAACAGCAGAAGGTCCACCACGTCGGCCTCTTCGCGGAACTCGAAGATCAGCTCTGCACCTGGGAGGCGACGAGCGGCGACTCCTCGCCCGACCGACTCGACGCGCTCGTGTGGGCTTTGACGGACCTGATGCTGGACGGGCGCAGCGGGTTTCTCTCGTGGATGGAGCAGAAAGCCACGGCGGCGTCCGCGCCGGCCCCGGAGACGCATGGGGCGAGCGAGGACGATCTCGTGCTGGCGCACCAGGCGTGCCGCATCAAGGGCGGCGTGCGGACTGTCGCCGTGGACGGGCGGCTGAAGTGCTCGAAGTGCGGGTGCGATCTCGGGAGGGCGAACACGTGAGCACGTGGCGGGTCGAGGCCGGGCTAGGCGCGGCGGGGTGAGGCCGGGTCTGGTTCGGCATGGATCTCCGACGTGGCTGGGCAAGGAATGTGGCAGGGCAAAGCCGGGTCGGGCTAGGCGCGGCGGGGAACTGGGTCGCCCTGCTCTGGCTGGCGCGGCCTCGGGCGCCCAACACCTGCTCGTGGCTCGGCGTCACGGTGCAGTGGGATCACGTTCAGGACACGGAGGCTCCATGACGAGTGACCAGTTCGAGCAGGCAGTGCTCGCGGGCAAGGCCCTCATCGAAATCGGCCGGCACGAGGATTCCGTCACCGTGCTCGTGGCGGCAGCCGTCCTCGACGTGTCGGCCGAGTGCGTCTACCGCTACGTCCGCGACGGCGTGCTGAAGGCGCACCACTTCGGCCGCTACCGGAAGCGCATCCGCATCCCCTGCGACGAACTGCACCGGTTCGTTCACGGCGCGCGGGTGCGCGCATGAGCGGTCCTATGGCCAACACCACGATTCGCAACGACGAGCTGCGTTCCTTGCCGATCGGAACCGAGCTGCTCTTTTCGTCCAGTGTGGAGCCCGCGCGGTCGATCCAGATGCGGCTGGCCCAACGGTGGACGATGTTCGACCCGCCCGGTCAGGTCATCGTCATCCTGGAGGCCGTGTACCTGCCAGGCGTGACGGTGTCGATCGCGTTCAACCCCGATCGCTCACTGGGATCCGACGAACTGACGCTCTCGGTGTCTGACGACCCCGCCCCCGAATACGACGATAGGCTACCGTAGACGACGATAGGCTACCGTAGTAACATCTCACGGTGGACACCTCAGCGGGTGGGGTCCATCGTGAGGTCGTGCATGCCGACCTGTCGATCGGCCCGTTCCGCCTGACGATTGGCCGTCCCGCCGATCCGGTCGCCGCATCCTCGCCTGACCCGATCACCAAAGCCGCCTCCCCGGCGGCGGTGTCGGCGTCACCCGCCACGTTCACCGCCGCTCCTGCCGCCGGCATTCGTCCCGACCCCGGCGCCACCCCTCCCGGCCAGCCGACCGCCGACCCGATCCGCTACCAGTATCCCTGGAACCGCAACGCCGTCTGGACGCCCCGCGCGGGCGAGACGACGCCGTTCCAGACGCTGCGCAATCTCGCCAAGGTCTGCTGGGAGATCTTCGCGTGCAAGGAGACGCGCAAGGAGCAACTCCAGTCGCTCGACTGGGACATCGTCCCGCGCGACAAGCACACCGGCAGCAATGAGCAGGCGAACATCGCCCGGGTGCGGGCCTTCTTCGCCAAGCCGGACGGGGAGACGCCCTTCCGGTCCTGGCTGGGCACGGCCATCGAGGACGTGCTTGTGATCGACGCCCTGAGCCTCTACCGCCGCAAGACGCGCGGCGGGGCCTTCTACGGCCTGGAGATCGTCGACGGGGCCACCATCCTCCCGCTGCTCGATGCCCGCGGCCGGACGCCCGCCCCGCCGTCCACGGCCTATCGTCAAGTCATCTGGGGCCAGCCGATCGAGGGCGGCGACTGCACGCGCGAGCAGCTGATCTACCGGCCGCGCGTGAATGCCGTCAACAGCCCCTACGGCATGTCGCCGACTGAGGCCGTGTTGCTGACGGTCAACGCCGCGCTGTCGCGCCGCGTCTTCGACCTGCAGTACTACGCCGAGGGCAACGTGCCCGAGGGCTTCGCCACGCTGCCGGACACCTGGACGCCCGACCAGATGACGCAGTTCCAGGAGCACTTCAACAGCCTCGGGTCGGGCTACTCCACGGAGCGCAGTCGGATCAAGTTTCTGCCGGCGTCGACGGGCGAGAAGTTCATCCGCTTTCAGGAGCGCGACCACGACACGAAGTTTGACGAGTTCCTCGTCAAGGTCGCCTGCGCGGCGTTCGCGGTCCCGCCCAGCGAGATCGGCTTCACGGCCGACGTCAACAAGTCCACCGCGAAGGCTCAGCAGGACATCGCGTATCGCCGCGGCGTCCGGCCGCTGTGCAACTACTTCAAGGATCTCTTCGACGAAGTCATCGCCTTCGATCTCGGCCTGCCGCAACTCGAATGGGCATGGGCGGCCGGCGAATCCGAGGACCGGCTGCGCCAAGCCGAGATCGACAAGATTTACGTCGAGATCGGCAAGAACTCGATCGATGAGTTGCGCGCCCGCGACGGCGAAGAACTGATCGGGATGGGGAACGCCATCTACCTGACGGATGGACCGCGCTTCGTCGCGGATCTCATCTCGGGCATCGACGACGACCCAACCACGACGGAGACGAGCGGCGCGCCGGGAGCCGAGGCGACGCCCGCACCGGGCGCCGAGCCCGTGACGGCGCAGCCCGACGCGGAGGCCGCGCACGCCGAAGCGGCCACGAAGGTAGCCGCCGTCGAGGCCGACCTTCGTAAGTGGCGCACGGTGGCCGTCAAGGCCGTCAAGTCCGGGAAGACCGTCAAGGCGTTCACGTCCGAGGCCATTCCGCCCGCGCTCCACCAGGGCATCAGCCGTGCGCTCACGGCGGCCGTCTCGCCTGCGGACGTCGTCGCGGTGTTCGATGCCATCGAGAAGCGCGCGAAGACGGTCCGCACACGCGCCCAGATCGAAAAGCAGGTCCGGCAGCAGTCCTCCGCGTTCTTCGCGGCGCAGGGTGAGGCGCTCGCGCGCCATCTCCGCGCCCACATCCAAGCGGCCGGCGACGGGAACGGCGAGGTGGCCCGTGCATGACCGTCCAGGACTTGAAGCGCCTGCTCGCGATCTTCCCGTGGGACCGCTGGATGGAGCGGTTTCAGGAGGAGTTCAAGCCGTTGCACGAGCAGCTGCTGACGGCCGGCGGCGAGGCGGGCGCGCATGCGGCGGGCGGCTCGTTCGACGTGGAGGCGCCCGAGGTACAGGCGTTTGCCGACCGCTACATCGGCGAGCGGATCGTGCAGCTGGACGAGACGACGCGGACCGACGTGGTGGATCTGATCGAACGGACGTGGTCCGAGGCGCAGGCGGCCGAGACGGGGCCGACGGCCTTCGAGCTGGGCACGCTCATCGCCGACACGGTGCGGGAGCGGTTCGCGGGCTACGAACGCTGGCGCGCCGATCGGATTGCACGCACGGAGAGCGGGATCGCGTTCAACACGGGATCGCTCTTCGGCTACCGGCAGAACGGGCTCACGCGGGTCGAAGTCAGCGATGGGGACAGCGATCCGGAGTGCGAGGCGGTCAACGGCCGGGTCTGGACGCTCGAAGAAGCGATGGCGAATCCGCTTGGCCATCCCAACTGCGAGCGGGAATTTCACCCGGCGCCCGAGGACGAGCCTGCTGAGGACTGACCCATGAGTGCCGCCACCACGCCCACGCCGGCCGACCTCGTGCGCGTCTCGATCCCGATCACGAAAGTCGATCAGGAGCGGCGCCTCGTCACGGGTGTGCTGTCCGAGGAAGTCCTCGACAAGACGGGCGAGATCGCCGACTACGCGGCGCTGAAGGCCGCGCTGCAGGCCACCTGGCCCGGCAACATCCGCGAGCAGCACGACGTCAAGAAGGCCGTCGGCACGAGCTACGACCTGGCGTTCGAAGATGCACTCAAGCGTGTCGTGCTGACCGCCTACGTGTCGAAGGGCGCGCCTGAGACCTGGGAGAAAGTCCTCGACCAGACGCTGAAGGGCTTCTCGATCGGCGGCGAGGCGCGGGAGCGGCGCCACGAGGCGCAGGCCGATGGGCGCGTCGTGCAGCGGCTCTACATGAAGGCCATTCACGAGGTCTCGCTCGTCGACAACCCCGCGTGCCCGACGGCGCTGTTTCACTTGGTGAAGTCGGTCGGCGGGGCGCTCGCCGACGCGCAAGAGGAGAGCCACATGGCCGAAGCAACGAAGACGGCGACCAAGGCAGAACCGGAAGGGACTGCGGCGCCCGTCACGAAGAACGCGCCCGAACCGTGGGACGTCGCCAACGCGGCCGACCTCCTCGCGCGCCTCAACGCCCTCATGGCGGATGAAATGTGGGCGGCCAACTACGCCGCCGCTGACGGCGACCAGGCGCTCGCCGCCATTGAGCGCGGACAGGTGGAGCTGCTGAAGCTCTCGATCGCCAACCTCATGGCCTTCCTGGAGTCCGAGGTGGCCGAGCAGTTCTCGGCGACGCCGGCTGCCGAAGGGGCCGCGGCCGTCGAGATGGCCGTGCCCGCGGGCGACGTCCAGAAGAAGGGCGCCAGAAACAGCAAGGCCGACGCCGAGCGCATCCAGCAGATGCACGACGTCGCCAAGGCGCTCGGAGCCGCGTGCGCCAAGGCTGACGCGAAGGCCGATCCCGAGCCCAAGGAGACCGAGAAGGGGACGGAGGGGACCGTCGCCAAGGTCGTGACTCCGGTCACGCCGACGCCACAGGCACCGGCCGCGGCAACCCCTCCGCCCGCTGACCCCGTTGTCGTCGTCGAGAAGGTGCTCGCCATCGACGAGCACCCCGTCGTCAAGGCCCTGCAGTCGACCCTGACCGAGACCACGGCCGTCCTCAAGTCCGCCACCGACACGCTCGCAGAGCAGAAGGCGACGATCGCCGCGCAAGCGGGATCGCTCGCAGTGCTGGAGGAGCGCCTGGTGAAGCTCGAGGCCCAGCCGATGCCGGGCGGCCCCGTCACCCGGGCGGTCGAGAAGACGCTGGGCGGCGACCCGCCGAAGGTCGCGCAGGCCCCCGCTGCCGAGGCGGGTGGCGATCCGGTTCTGAAGGCGTTCGACACGCTGGCGCAGGCCGCGCCGACCGAGGACGAGCGCCTGAAATACGCCCAGCAGAAGCTGGCCTACATCCGCCGGTCGTCGCGCTAGGCGCGGAGCGACCACGCACGAGGGCACATCCATGAAAGCCATGACGCAGGTCACCGAAGAACTCATCCAGAAGGCCCTGGAGCTGATCAAGGGTCAGAACGGCGTGCAGAAGTCGATCACGTCGGCGAGCGGCTTCTCCGGCTACGACCTCCAGCCGGTCGCCATGCTCCTGCAGCCGGTCATCACGCCGCTGCGCAACCGCCTCCCGCGCGTCTCCCCGGTGGGCGGCGGCACGTCCGCCGAGTGGCGCTACATCTCGTCCCTGATCTCGGCCGGCGTCACCAGCGCGACGCCCAGCGCCGAAGGCGCGAAGGGGAACGCGCTCGGCTACACCGCGACGCCCGTCACCGCGGCGTTCGCCGAGAAGGCCCTGAGCGACTACGTCACGTTCACGGCGCAGGACGCCGCCCGCGGCTTCGAGGATGACCTCAAGGCCCGCGCGCACACGAACCTCCTCTACGCGCTGATGATGGTCGAGGAACAGGATCTCCTCTTCGACCGCATCGCCAACTTCGGCGCCGTCACCGCCCCGACCGTCGTCGTCGACGCGGCGTCCGGCGCCGTGGCGGCGGGCACCTGGCTCGTGAAGGTCCGCGCCATCACCGGCACGGGCGACCACACGAACACCCGCGGGCGCATCTCGGCGTCCGGCACCTCTGGCGTCCTCGGCGGCGCGACGAACACCCTCTACTGCTACACCGACTGGGTCGAGGGCGCGGTCGCCTACGAGTGGTATGTCGACAACGGCGCGGGCGGCGGCACCTGGTACTGGCAGGCCACCACGGGCGTCAACTGCGTCAAGCTCTCGTCGGTCATCGTGACGACGGGAACGGCCCCGAACATCGCGGCCCCGGCGGACAACGTCGCCAACGCGCTCGGCATGAACGGGCTGATCGCGCAGGCCACGGCGGCCAACGGCGCCTACATCAAGACGCTGACCACCGACACCACGACGGGCGTCGGGACCGACTTCACGCTCGACGACGTCGATGCCGCGAACAAGAGCGTGTGGGACAAGGCCAAGGGCAATCCCGACACGATCTACATGAACTCGACGCAGCGCGCCCGCATGACGAAGCTGTGGCTGGCGGCCAACGGCGGCCCGACCACGCTCGTGCAGGCAAACTCCGCCGACATGAGCGGCCTGCGCGGCGGCTTCCTGCTCTCCGAATACGTCAACGTGGCGACCGGTCGCGTGCAGACGATCGAGACGCATCCCTACCTGCCGGACGGCACGATGTGCGCCGTCAGCCACACCATCCCGTTCCCGACCGGCGGAGACATGGTCGGCGTCGACGTGCAGGTGAGCACCGACTACCGGCAGATCGACTACGCGCAGACGGCGAACCGCTATGACTTCGGCGTGTTCGTGCGCGAAGTCCTGCGGCTGAAGTTCCCCGGCGGATCGTGGGTCATCCGCAACATCCGCAGCAAGGCCACGGCGTAACGGCCCAAGGGGGCGGGCCGACGGGTCGGCTCGTCCCCTTCCGCCCCCTGACGGAGAGCCAGCGATGAAGGTCCAGCATCCGACGATTCGACACGGCCAGGTCGGGCATCCCCGCTACGGGACGTTCGCCATCGAGGACGGCGTGCTCGACTGCCCGCCGGAGCTGGCCGCCGAACTCGGCGCGCGGCCCGTGCCCGAGGGTGCGAGCGTCGTGTCCGAGCCCGAACCGGATGCGGCCCCGGAGCCGCCCGAGACGCCCGACCCCAAACCGCCGCGCCGCAAGCGCGCGAAGTAGCGAGAAGCGAGAGGACACCATGAAGCGACTGCTGATTGTGACGCTGTTGACCGCTCTGGTCGCCGTGGCCGCGACTCCCGCGCTCGCGGCCGACTACGCGATCCCGCGCCGGGCCATCATCTCCTGCGCGGCCTACACGGACGCGCCGTATCTCTACTACAACAACACGGACCAGCTCTGGCACTGCACCTCCACCGCGCCGCTGATCCTCAATACGGCGACCGTGACCTCGACGGCGACGGAGATCAACCGCCTGCATTCGGTGACGCCGGGCACGGTGGCCGCGTCGAAGTTCGTCGCTGTGGACGCCAACAAGCACATCGACGTGCTGGGCCTGCCGGCCGGGGGGCTCAAGATCGGCGCGACCGGCAGTGAGGTGGCGGTCGCCTCGACGGCGGCCGAGTTGAATACCCTCAACACCGTCACGGCCGGGACCGTCGCCGCCAGCAAGGCGGTGGTGGTCAACGCGGCCAAGGCGATTGACACGATCGGCGTCACAGGTGCGCTCGTCTTCGGCGGCACGGGGACGGCTGGCGATGCGGGCAGCGCCACGTTGCTGGCAAAGACGATCATCAACGTCGCCGACAACACGGCCACCGACATCGCCACCGTCACCGTCCCGAACGCCATCAACGGCGCCGCGATCCGCGTTACGGCGATGGGGATGTTGGGCGACGGCGATTCCACCGACTCGAAGATCTACATGATCGGGATCAGTCGCATCGCGGGCGCGGCAACCAAGGCCACGGCCTCGACGGCCACGGCTGTGGGCGCGACGACGGGCGCCACCGCGAACGCGACCCTCACGATCAGCGTGACGGGCATGACGGGCGGCAACACCGCGACCCAGACCTTCACCATTCAGGGCAAGGTCGCCCGCAGCGCTGGCGCGTCCACGAACCACGTCATCGTCATCAAGATCGAACTCCTGAACGCCAAGGCGACCGGCATCACGATCGCGTAAGCGAGTCCCGACATGGCCGCACCTGCTACCGCCGCCACGACGCTCGTCAGCCTGGACGCGCTCCTTGCCTGGATGCAGGCCGAGGACGCGACGACAGTCCAGGTGACGCGCCTCGTGCAGTGCGTGGATGCGGCATCGGCGCTCATTGAGTCGAAGACTGGCCTGATCTTCGTGACGCGGGCGATCACCGAGACGAAGGACGGGAACGGACGCGCGGATCTCTGGCTTCGGCGGCGCCCGCTGGTCAGCGTGACGAGCGTCACGGTCAATGACGCGGCGCTGGACGCCAGTCAGTTCGTGGTGGATGCGGAGTTCGGCCGGCTGCGCCGGAAGGCCGGGGCGTGGCCGTCCGGGCTCGCCAACGTGACGGTGGTCTACCAGGCCGGCTACGGGGCGCAGGACGCCGCCACGCTGCCGCAGGACGTCGTGGGGGCCTGCCTGGATCTGACCAAGGCGGTCTACGACGAACTGACGACGGGCGCGATCGCGCTCTCCTCGGTGTCGCTGGGGCCTGGGTCGTTGGTCCTCAAGCAGAACCTGTGGCCGAACGCGGTCAAGCGCGTGCTGGACGTGTGGCGCGAGACGCGGGTGTAACGATGGCGGACTTCGAGGTGACGACGACGGCGCGGGAGGTGAGCGTGCGCTACGCGGACGCCAGCCGACTCGTGTCCGCGACGCTCCTCCCGGCCATGCGGGACATCGGGAGCCACCTGCACCGCGTGCTCGTCAGCGAGAAGCTGTCGAACGGCGGAATCCTCCAGCCGCGCACGGGAAACCTCAAGCGGGCGGTCAGGTCCGCGGCGAACGACAGCCGGGCGACCTACCTGGACGGCCGGGACATCGTGACGCGCGTCTGGTTCGATCAGGCCATCGCCAAGTATGTCCGCATCCAGGAAGAGGGCGGGACGATTGTCCCGGTGCGCGCGAAGAATCTGGCGATCCCGCTGCCGGCGATGCAGACCGGCAAGGGCGTGGCGCGCGGCACGGCGCGCGAGGTGATCAGCAACCCCCAGGCGTTCGGCTTCTGGGGGACGTTCACGGCGAAGCACGTCATCTTCGGGCGAACGCGGAACCACGACGAGGCGCCGACGCCGCTCTTCGCGCTGAAGTCCTCCGTGACGCTGCCGGCACGGGCGCCGCTGCGCTCGACGCTCGACAGCTCGCGCGGCTGGATCGCGCAGCGCATGGACACGGCCGCCGGGTCGATCGCCCAGCAGCTCGCCACCGGGGTGACGCCGTGACGCCGCCGCCCGACCCGATCCGCCTCTCGGTCCTGAAGTCCATGCAGACGGCCCTGCAGGGCATCAGCACGGCGGCCGGCTACTACTTCGACGTGCGGGCCGAGGCGGTCACGCTGGACCGCCGGAACCTGGCCACGGCCACCCTGCTGCCGGCGTTCGTCATCAACAGCGGGGCCGGCGGGACGCGGACCTACTTCCCGTCGATGCGGATGCGGGAGATCTTCCCGGTCGTCATCTACGGGCGCGCCGACGCAATGGGCATCCGCGACATGAGCCGGCGGCAGACCATCTTCGAGCGCCTGGTCGCCGACCTCGAACGGGCGCTCACGCGGGACATCACGCGCGGCGGGCTGGCGGTCGATACGCGCCTGCAGTCGCCGCTCGAGCCCTACATGGAAATGGACCCGATCAACTCGGTCTACATCGAACAGCCGGTGGATGTGACGCTGCGTCGCGTCTACGGCACGGGAGAGGTGGGATAGCAATGCTGGCCATCTGCCGAGGCGTGGTGATCGTGCACGGGCAGGAATACGGCCGGACGTTCGGCCCGGGGGCCGTGGTCGATCTCGACGCGGTCAGCAGCGTGGCGCCCGGTCGGACCTGGCGCGACGTGCTCGGCGCGGAGGTGGCGCTCTTCGAGCCGGCCCCCGCGGAGGCAGTCGATTCGGTGACGACCGGCCAGGCGCCGGCAGAGGAGTAGGACATGGCCAACCCGATCTATCAGATCCGCCGCCTCGGCCGCGTCTACGTGGCCAAGGAAGGCACCTACGGCTCGGCGGCCACCCTCGCCGCCACCGACGCCGTCCGGCACCTCAGCGTGAAGTTGAACCGCAAGAACAACGCCGAGCCGTCGAAGGAGCGCTTCCCGCACCCGTCGCTGCTCCGCAACTTCAAGCGGCGCAAGACGTATGACTGGAGCTTGGGCGGGCTGCTCTACCCGTCCGGCACGATCGCCACGCCGCCCGACATGGATCCGGTGTTCGAGTGCGGCTTCGGCGCGATCTCGAAACCGAGCGTCGCGCTCGTGACGACCGTCGCGGCGTCGCCGACGCCGACGACGACCGTCTTCACGGTGGCCAGCGCGACCGGACTCGCCGTCGGGCAGGGCGTCCTCTGCAAGATCACCGGGGGCACCTACGCCGGCAACTACATCCGCGTCATCACGGCGATCAACACGCTGGCGATCACCGTCTCGCCCGCGCTCCCGCAGGCGCCGGCCAGCGGCGACACGATCAAGAGCGGCTACACCTACCGCCTGGCGACGCTCAACACGGCGCTATCGCTGGACATCGCGCACTACCTCGCCAACGTGAGCTACGAGGGCCTGGGGTGCGTCGTGCAGTCGCTGAAGTTCACGCTCGACGCCAACGACGAAATCCACTGGGAGGCGTCCGGCAACTTCGCGTCGCGTTCGCACCCGGCGCAGACGGACCCGGCGACCCAGACGCTCGTCGGCACGGCGATCCCCTCCGGCCTCACGGGCTACGCCTACCTGGACGGCGCGGCGCAGGAGTTCCTGAAGGCGTCCATCGAGGTCAACAACAACTTTGCGATGGACAACAAGCAGTACGGCCTGACGACGGCGCGCGGCGGCTACCGGGTCGGCCAGCGCAGCGTGAAGCTGAACGTCAACGTCTCGGCGACCGACGACGCGACGGCGATGACGGCGGCCGAGGGCGAGGCCGACCACACGCAGCTGATTCAGACGGGCGAATCGGAGGGCAACTACATCGGCTTCTACATGCCGGCGGTCAACTTCGAGGTGCCCGACGACTCGGATGGCGACGGCGAGACGGAGTTCGACTATGCCGGCACCTGCAAGGGCGTGGCGGGCAACGACGAACTCTGCCTCGTTCTGGCGTAGACGGCGCGACAGTCCTGCAGTCCGTCCACCGCATGCGCCGGGGCATCCCGTCATCCCTTCGGGATCCTCGGCGCGCACACCGCGGCGGGCATGGTGAGTCCCTCGCGTTCTCGATCGCCGACGCACGGTGCGTCGCGGTCCCTGGCTGTTCCGCCTGGAGGGATGATCGTCATGGCCAAGCGTGTGGTGCGGTTCTTCACAGTCCCCTTCCCGATCGACGGCGACGAGGTGCGTCTGCGCGTGGCGCGCCTCTCGCCGGACGAGTTCGCCGACTACGAACGCAACCTGTTCCGCTTCGGACGTGTCGGGCATCGTCGCACGAAGGCTCTGAAGGCGGCCGGCGAGGATGACGAGGCGCAGGACCGCGTCATCGCGCAGATCGACCAGGAGCGCGCCGAGGAGCGCGTGTGGCACAGCGAGGTCATCGACCGCTACCTCTCCGTCGAGCCCGGCGAGCTGGAGGACGTGGCCGCAGACGGCACGGCGATCCCCGTGACGTCGGGCCGTGACCTGGTGCGCCTCTA